GACTCTCTATTTAAGAGCATTGATCTTTGTACTTTTCTAAAAGAGCGTGTTTCCTCGTTGCCGGGATATTGAGAATAGCGAATATCTTCAATAGCGATAGCGTCTTTTAGAGAGTAAATCTTGGTGTTGAAAGTAGTGGAGGTACGATCAAAATTGCCGATAGCTTGGCGACTTGCTCCGGGAGCTCTTTCTGCGTCAACATCGGGGCTTCCCATAAAATTACGAGTCTCTTCAATTAAAAGAGTACCGCTAGGACCGAGGGCAGAAACATCGACTTTCTCAATAACTTTGTCAGCAATCAGCTGTCCATCGCTTGGGATGGCTTCAATAGCTAAATTTTTGAGAATTTCGTTGACTGGATGAATATTGCTATAGCTTGGATTTGCCATTTAATTAGACTCCTGCGGATGGGGAGAAAATGATTTCAATTTGTTCGTTAGCAGAACCAGCGGTATTGACCGCATTTGCTAAGAAACGCCCTGCGATGGTTTGTACGCCAGCACCACCAGAGGCATACGCATAGACCTTGCCTGCTAGACCAGGCATTACATAAAAGTGAGTGCCTGCTGTGATGGTGCCACCTGCTACAGCACGGCTGAGCCCTAGGACACATACATTGACCACTTCACCGCTAGAAACAGCCTGTTGAGCCACGCCCACAGGGACATCAGTGTCTGCTGTGCATGGGGTAACTTTGCCATCGCCATCTTGCTTTACAAGTTGAAACGCTGTAATGCTTGCAGATGCAATAAAGGACTTATAGATGCTTTGATCGTTAAAAGCCATTTTTAACCTCCAAAAAATGAATTGTATTCGGTTGCGTGTTGAGTGCGTAAAAGGTCGAGAGCTTGGGCAAATGTGATGCCTTTTTCTTTTTTGATCTGCTCGACTCTTTCACTGAGAGAGATGGGCTTTGCTGTGGAGGCATGACCGATCTCGGATAGGTTTACAGCTTGGTTCGCCTTGCGTTCGCTAAACATCTGCCAAAAAGCGCCATTAGCGTTTCTCATGTCATAGGCTTGCTCGGCCAGTGATTTTTCTGCCACTGCAATTTTACCTGTGTTCAAGAGTGCATCGATTGCGTTTTTGCGTTCTGCGATGTGCTTCTCTTGTGTGAGCTTGGCGACCTGTTCGCTCAATGTGGCGATCTTTGCTGACATTTCATTGAGGGCGAGGGCAGAGGCTTCTGACATGGCTTTGTATCCATCGCCCATCTTTTCGCCCATCTTCTCATCCTTCTTGTCATCCTCTTTGAGCGGGGCGACTTCCTCAGATACCGAGGCGTCCTCTTCCGCTTCATAGCCCGCAATCTTTGCCTCGAGTTGCTTCACTAGTGCGTCTTTTTCAAGTAGCATAGCGACAAGCTCCTCAGCTGATTTTTGCATCAATTCTGTTTGATCCATGATGTTCTCCGATAAAAAAATTCGATCGATTTTATTATTTTGTTGTGCTGGTCTTGGCGTGAGTGTGATGGCTAAAAGCTGAGCAGTGCCGATCAACTCTCCACCATCCCGCGCATAAATGTTGCCTAGGACAAACTCGGGGCTGGACCACAATTGCCCCTCGGACTCCTCAACGATCTTAGCTCCTTTAGCTGTATAAAGAGGATGAGCATAAAGCCCTCCATCTTTGATCTCTAGGTCTGCAATCTGCCCTAGTGCCATCGCCACATCTGGGGGAGGTAAAAAGCCACTTGTATAAGGAGATGATGCGTGATTCCAATCGATGATAACTGGATCTTGCTCTTTACGAGCATAGAAAAGCCTAACCATCTCTTTGAGGTGATCCTCTGTGATAGCGCTGATCGATTCCCCACTCATGCGTGAGTTTACTGCTCCCAATGCCAAGGTTAAAAATGGCTTGCCCTTAATAAGCGATGATTCCGAGTTGTCCATATTTTCTCCAAGTGTTGTAGACGCTTCATCCGCCTTGTCCATCTGTCCGACAATCTTCCTCGCCCATGTATAGCCTGCATCACCGCCCCAACCATCCCAAGCCTGCCGACCTTTGCCATAGTCCGACCAAGTCGAGCCTTGTTTATCGACCTCGTGTCGAGTGAAATATGCCAACATTCTGCGGACGGTATCGGGCGATAGCTGTTTTCCATTGATCAAATCCCTTGCTCGAGCAATGCCGACCGCTGTCATGCCACGCTGTGAAGCGGGCTTTGTCGCTCTGGTCTCTAGTGCTCGTTTAGCAGCATCTTGCGCCCCTTTAGGTGGAGTAAAATCAATGTGACTATATTTGTCGGGAATAGCCAAATTCATCTGCTTTGTGTGCCCGCTGATGACAGCACGCACGATTTTTTTATCAAAGGCGCTCATTTAAGCCCCCTTAATCGCTCAGCCATAGCCAAGCTTGGATTTTGTGCGATAGCCCTATCTTGGCTCGTTCTATTCGCGTCGGTGGGTAGATCGCCCGCACCGATACGCTGTCGGATAGCACGCTCGAGATTGTCATCAGGAGTCAGGAGCTGAGATTGTACTAGAGCAGGCAGGCTATTTAAGGCGTCTGTGAGCTCGTCATTATCTAGCCCCATATGTGTCAGCTTGGGGAGCTTAGTGGCTTCAATTCTGCCATAATTCCAGTTGATCAGGCGTCCGATTGTGCCACCACCACGGCGATCTTGCCCGCTGATCGCACTAGCCACTAAATCGAGATAGTTGATGCACGCACGCCTAAAAACTGATAGATGCACCTCGCCCACAGATCTTGATCCTGTATCGCTAATTCCTAGATTCATAAATTGGGCAAAAAACGCTTGGCTGACTTGATTATCGCACTCTTGGATCACCTTTAGAGCCCCATCAGGATTGAATTGCCCTTGGCTACCGAACGAGTCAAATTTAATAGCCGTATTCTCGATGAGATAGCCTTGCTCTTGAGCGATATAATCTCGAGCCTGAGCCTCTGCCTCTTGAATCATCGCAGTTATCTCACCTTGAGTGAAGCCTGATCTTTCTGCGATCTCCATATCAACGACAACCTTGGGCGTGGGAATTGCCCATCGTTCAACTCCGATAGACATCAAATTAGCGATTCTTTGCTTTTGAGACCACCACCACCAACAGGGGCGCAAAAGCCCTTGACCTTCAAAATTTGAGCCTGTTCGATTCAAAGTTAATAAAAGCATTTTGCCCGCAGGGATCGGCTCGGGCTGTACCCCTCCGACCATATTTTGCATGACGCCCTCAAGTGTCACGCCGTCAGCCGTCAGCCACCTTTGATGACTTGTGGGCTCACGATCGGCGAACCTCTTTAAAAAAATCTTCTCTCTGCCTATGCTATCGGGCTCACAACAATACAGCTCCTCTGCATACCTCCAGCCCATGGGAATAAATTCGAGGAGGTAGCCCAATTGCTCCTCCCATGTCATATCCATCATTCCGCTATATCCATCAAAGCCGAAAGCCTCATTAGCAAAACGAGCAAGCTCCTCGCTCACTGGATCGCCCTCAATACCTGCCCTAAAAATCCATTTGGCAGATAAAAGAGTTTGCTTGATTAGCGCCCATGATCTGCGGATGATGGGATCGCTAGCGAGCATATCCTCTGCTGTGAGAGTCCATTGCCTGCCTGTGAGGCGCGGATTTTGCTCTTTGCCTGATATGGTCCCACCATTTAAATTTGTTCCGGGGATACCATAGGCACGATATAAAGGAGGCAATGGCTGATAGTCAGCCTCATCGCCACTCTTGCCCACGGATTTTAGATTGAGATACTGCATTGCTTACCCGTACAAAAAAATTCAATTGATCAATACTATAACACAAAAAAACAACAAAAGATCAAGATTATTTCTCGTCCTCTGCCTTGGACGCACCTAAAAGGCTTCGGACGAGATAGATGTGTGCGGTCTGGTCGCTAAAAAAAATATTCCCAATGGATAAAGTCAATCGTCTTGCAACAGACTATATGTAAACACATGGGCGTATGCTATTCTTTCAATAGGTGCCCGATCTAATGTGCTACGCGCATCACAACTCAAAAAACTGCGTTCAAACAACCAACTCTCAA